ATGCGCAGCGTAGCGAGCCATTCCAGAAATAGCCATTTCCTCGAAAAGTTGCCTAGCTGGGACGTGTGACGACGTCCCTCAGTATTACCTAGGCAACCTCATCACACATATGGCTCAAGCTAAAAACTGGTGCTTTACTTTAAATAACCCTGACTATGATGAACTACAGCTTGTGGATAAACTAGAAGACGCTGTGTACGCTGTATTTCAATTGGAAATTGGTGAGAACGGTACTCCCCATTATCAAGGCTACTGCATGTTCTCGGAGCGATTGCGTCTGTCTCAAGTACGTGTCTACTTGTCTACTGCACATTGGGAGACGGCTAAAGGTACTCCTAAACAGAACCGGGAATATTGTACGAAACCGGAGACCCGGGTTGGTGATTTCTGCGAAATTGGCATTTTCCCGGAAACGAGTCAAGGCAAACGAAATGACCTCGTTGAACTTCATTCCGCTCTCAAGGATGGACTGCGACACGCCGATTATGTCGAACAATTCTTCGACCTCTGGGTCAAATACCCCAACCTTCTCACGTACTATCAGTCAGCCTCTATCTTACCGCGGTCCGCCCAAGAAGAAACGCATGCTTGGCTTTACATCGGCCCCCCAGGAACTGGCAAAAGCAGACTCGCTAATCGACACTCTGAGTCTCTCTTCGGAGAGCTGGTCTTCCGAAAGTTCCCTGGGAAGTGGTGGGACGGATACAGAGGAGAAAAAGCCGTCGTATGGGACGATTTTCGAGGACATCACTGCTCTTTCACAGACTTTAAACTTTGCGTTGACCGATACCCCCTTCGAGTGGAAGTCAAAGGGACTACATGTAATTTGGCGGCCAACCACTTCTTCATCACAACCAATTACGATCCCACCGACTGGTGGACGGAAGAAGTAACCGGGCCCGATCGTTCCGCTATTTTTCGCAGGATCACTCGTGTTTTCTGGGTCCCGCTTCCTGGCCAATTCCGATCATTCCCCTCTTATGAGTCCTATCGTCAAGAGGTTCTTATTCCTCGTCCTTCAGATTCTGAGATTCCTGTACTTACGCAAATAAATTGGGATGCCCCGCAGATATAGAAAACGTAAACGTTCTTTCCGTAAGCGTCGTGCACGTGGCATGCAGCGTATCCGCACTGTGCGCTACCGCGCGCGTAATGTTGGCGGTGACCGCGCTAGGGCTAAATTGTTCTATTCTGCGGTCTCAAACATTGACCTTTCTCAGGGTTCTGCTTCCTCGGAAGTAGTGTGGACCCCAAACGTGGGAGCAACTAGTAATAACTTGTTTAGTGGCATTTCTCGGCGTTTCGGATCGACGCCTGGACTTGCAGTTTTGGCAACTCAATTCTTGCGTTACCGCGTTCGTGGTGTGAAACTTCGTTACACAATTTATCCTGTTCAAGTGGACCCCGGAACGAATATTCCTGTTAACTTTTTCGTCAATGCGCAGGCATCTGGTGTAGCAATAGAAGCCTCTTCCGTCGGACCTACCCCTCCTTTCCGTGCTCTTCAAGCGACTATCACCCCTGAACAGCGGTGGGCTAAATGGGCTGCGGTGCGTTACCCTATGGCCGGAGCTAGACCTACTGTGGTTAAAGCGTACTATTCCGTAAATAAAGTTTTCGGGCCCGATCGCGTTGTTGCGAACGATGAATCCTTTGTCGGTCAGCTCATGACTTCGCCACCTTACTGGGATGTTAGCTCTTTTGGTCATCCGGTTCAAGGCATTTGGATACAACACGGAGTAGCCACTATGAACGCGCTAAATGTTCCTGTGGCTCAGGTTTATGTCGTTCAGATTCAAGCAACCTTTTACACGGAATTCTTTGGAAAAAGATTGAGTGTTGAATAAACTATTTTATTTGTACAAAGATATTTTTTTGGCAATTGCCATTCTCAGTTGTTTCTCGTTCATTCTGTAAGTTCCCCTGACTCCCAGGTCCTTCGCAGCTTCTCGTAAGCGTGACCATCGATTCCTGCTGAGTCCTATGACCATCTGGTAGCCTTTCGGGCCTACTTTTTTGGTATATGGACTGCGCGGCATTGTAAACAAGACTGCCCTGTGGCGGCCGTAAGGCCGGTCAACCCGCGCAGCGGGGCCCCCTAGCGGAGCCGAAGGCAGGAGCGACACTCGTATATTTTAAACATTGCATACTAACCATAGCTAATACTATGAAAATGCGCAGCGTAGCGAGCCATTCCAGAAATAGCCATTTCCTCGAAAAGTTGCCTAGCTGGGACGTGTGACGACGTCCCTCAGTATTACCTAGGCAACCTCATCACACATATGGCTCAAGCT